CTAACCGGTGTGGCGAGGCCCCTGGGCGAGACGGCGGCAACCGTCGATGACCCCGGGGGCCGACTCATGTCGGCACCTACATTTTGCCACAACACTGCGTAATCAGGCCAGTACGGAGCCCTGTTCGTCACGCCGACCTCCGATACCGCTCGCCCTCGCGCCGGATGTGCCGGGCGAGGTTGCTGGCCTGCACGACCTGGCCGCACTGCGGGCACCGCTTGGGGCGGGCGTTGATCTGCCGATGCTTCTCGGCGCGCTCGGGGCTCATGCAGCCGCACCCCGCATCCGTGTCACGGACCGCGGGGCGATGCCCAGCCGGTCACCGATCTCGGTCGCGGACAGCCCTTGCGCGGTCAGCCGGCGCACGGCCTCGGCGCGCTCGACGGGACGCAGGCGGATCCGCTCGCCGCGCATGGCGCGACCGACGGCGATCTCGTCGAAGCTCGGGCGGTTGGCCGTCATGCGGGACGGACGCGCGTTCGGGTTGTCGAGGTCTTCGTCGTTCCAGGCGAGCGGCACCGACCAGCCCTTGCGCAGTGCCACGTCACGGGCGCGCTTCGACGGGCCGGGGATCATCGACAGCTCGTCGTACAGGGCGCGCACCTTCGCTTCGGTGGTGCGGTGGACGCGGCCCGTGCGGAACATGCGGGAGACCTGCTGCGGGCTCATGCCGACCCGGTGGCCGATCTCGGCGAGCGGCCACCCGAGAGCGGCGAGGGCCTGCATCCGGCGGCGGGTGCCCAGCGGGTCGACGAGCTGCCCGCCGCGGTTGATGTAGCGGCGGATCGCGGCTGCGCGTTCCCACGCGGCCATCGCGTCGCGGCACGGCTTGCAGGTGGGGAGGCGGTTCTCGCGGAAGTGGGCTCGGTAGCCGCGGACCTCGCCGCAGCGGGGGTCGGTCATGCGGCTGACCCGGTGGCCTGCCTCCAGGCGTCGATGACGTCCTGGGCGACGAGACCGCGCGGCGGCACGACGATGCCCTGCTGCTGAGCCCAAGCGCGAGCTCGGGAGTGCACGCCGGTCCCGGCCTTCGCCGCCTTCTTCTTCGGCCCGTGGAGCGCGGCCTTGGCCTCGGCGAGCGCCTTCTCCAGCTCGGCGACGCGGTCGCGGGCCGTCTGCTTGGCGTCCCAGTCGGCGAGAACGGTGTCGAGGTGGGCGAGCGCGTCGTTCGCCTTGAGCGCGGCGCGGCGAACGGTGATCGACTCCGACTTGAGGGCGGTGGCGATCTTCTCCTTGGTGTTGTCCACGGTGACTCCTTGACGGGGGTGGGGGAGGGCGGTGTCGCCGCTGCGGATGCGCTGGATTGAGCGCCATGGCATCCCGAGCAGGTCGGCGCTTTCGTGCAGGGAGACGCCGCGGCGCTGATGCAGCGCGACGGCGGCGGCCATCTCATGGCGGTTGAGGCTGACCGTGCGGTCGCCGTTGCAGGCACGTTCGACGGCGATCTCGTCAACGTCGTCGGTGGTCACTTCTCGCCGCCCGCGTAGCCCGCCGCCCGCAGCAGCTCGAGCACGTCGCCGAAGCGCAGGACGACCGGCCACTCGGTGACCGAGGCGGGGCCCATGCCGTCGGGGCGGACGACGGCGAGCGGCAGGTCACCGTCGGCGTAGGACTCGGCCTGCTTGACGAAGCCGACCGGGTTGAAGTCTCTGCGGGCCTTCACCTCAACGGCGAGCGCGGGCACGCCGAGGATGTCTCGGCCAGGTCGACCAGCGCCTGCGGATTCGGCGTGGTCCCATCCGGCGGCGCGGAACACGGACGCCACGAGGTTCTGCGTCTCGGCCCCGCGTTCCTTGCGGTAGTTGCGGCTCATCTCTGTCCCCCCATGCATGGGTAAGTTGTGTGGGTGGTGCCGAGTCCGGGCGGGGTTCGGCTGGTCGTCACCCGCCCGGACTCGACGGCTCAGGCGGACATCTCGCCGAACAGCGAGGTCGTCCAGTGCAGGACGTGCGGCAGGTTGATGTCGGGGCCGAAGGCGATGTAGGTGCCGTCGGCGGAGTCGCAGCCCATCAGCTCGAAGTGGGCGAAGCGGCGCTTGCTGTTGACGCGGCCGGCGTGGACCCACTTGCCGCGCGCCTTGGCCTCACGGACCAGCGGGGCGACGTGCGGGCCGAGCTTCCACTCCGTCGAGCCGCCGATGAACAGGCAGTCGAACTCGGCCCACGGCGGGTCGAACAACTCCTGCCCGTCCTGGGCGACGTAGGCAGCCTTGAAGCCCAGCTCGCGGATGACCGGCAGCCACGGCGTCGACCGCTCGTAGGTGTCGGCGGCGTTGCCCACGACATCGGGGGCGACCACGAACAGGACCCGGTCGGCGATCGGCTGGTGCCGCTTGACCCACTCGAGCCACTTGTCGTCGCCGGGGTAGCCCTTCCCGAACACTCCGTTGTCGAGGCAGACCAGCGCACCGTCGGGGATGCGGTTGCCCTGCTTGGGCGTGGAGATGCAGACGAGGTTCCCGGCGCTCATCTCGGCGCGGACGGCTTCGGTGCTGGGGTTGGCTGCGTACATCACGGCGCCCCCACGCACACGCCGAGACCGGCGGTGTTCCAGCTCGTGGAGACGGTGACGTCGGCGAGTCCGTCGATGGCGGCCAGGTCGGAGCGGATCTGTTCGGTGATCTGCTCGTGGCTGACCGGCACCCCCTCGAAGGAGGCGAGGTACTCGCGGAGGCTGTGCAACTCCAGCGTCGACCCGTTACAGGTCCACGCGATGCTGACCGAGCCCTGGTCGTGTTCGGTGACGTGCGGGCAGTCGTGAGCCAGGTAGCCACCCACGGTCACCCGCACAGGCGCGGTCTCGGGGACGACGGCGAGGAGGTTCATGCCGTCACCCGCCGACGAACCCGCACGATGCCCTCGCCGACCACCAGGGCCAGCACGGTGCACCAGACGGCTTTGACGAGGATCTGCCCGCCGACCAGTTCGGCCGTCAGCGGGAACCCGGCGATCCACAGGAAGAGCAGGGTGTCCGCGACCGCCCCGACCGCGTTGGACGCAGCCACGGCGGTGCGCCAGTTGCGGCGCCGCAGCGGCGTGTAGACGGCCAGGTCCGCGCACTCGGCGACACCGAACGCGACGGCCGAGGCGAGCGCGATCCGGCCGTCACCGAGCAGCGCCGACAGGACGATGCCGCCTGCGATGGCACCGAGCACCCAGCGGACCCCGCCGACGTGCTGCAGGGCGTCCCGCAGGCCGAGCGACAGGCCGGCCGCGTAGGTGCCGGCGGTGACCAGCAGCCCGAACCCGGCGGGCACGAGGCCGTAGTAGGTGGTGAGCAGGTTCGCCAGAAGCACCGAGGCGAGCAGCGCCAGGGCGACGACGGGCGCGAGGAGGCGGTTCACGCGGCACCGCCCTGAAGGTCTGCGCGGCGGGCCGTGACGATCTCGCGGACCGCGTCGATCTCGTCCTTCGACAGAGACGAGGCAGCGGCGCGGGCGATCCGGTTGAGGTCGTCGTTGCTGGCGGCTCGTTCCGCTTCGGCGATCAGTTCCTCGGCGGTGGGCTTCTTGGCCTGTGCGGGCGCAGGGGCGTCCTTGAGGGGCTGGACGACGTAGACCTTGCTCTTGCCGCGCTTGACCAGAAGCGGCACCTGCTTGGGCTTGTCGATGTGCGACAGGGCACGGATGCGCGTCCCACCGACAGCCGCCCCGCCGAACTCGACGTCGGGGTCGCAGTAGAGGGTGACCCGCCGGCCAACGTAGGTGGCTGCGTCCTTGCCCCAGCAGGCCATGAGCACCCGGCGCATCGACAGGTTCGGCCGCCAGGGACGGGGGAACTCGGCGAGGTGGAAGTTGAACGGCTGCTCGTCGTTGTTCCGGCTGATCCGCTCGATGGTGAAGGTCCGGTCGCCGCCCAAGAGGTCAACCGCGTCGAGCTGGTCGCTCTTGGGGGCGATCGTCTCGCTCATGTCGAAGCTGGTCACAGGGTCAACTCCAGGTCGGTCAGGCGCTCGGTCATCGGGAGGCCGTCGACAGCGGCCTGGTAGGTGGCGACCATGTCTGCGGCGGTGTCCTCAAACGCGGAGACGGCGGCGACGATGGCCTCGAACCACTTGGGGTCCGGCTCGACCCGCTTCACGTAGAGCGGCATCCCGCCGCAGAAGCTCACGTAGTCGATCCACGACCGGCCGGAGACGAGCAGCCCGCACTGAAGCTGGGCGTAGTTTTCGGGCGGGACCTCGTCGGCGAGGATCGTGCTGAGCTGCTTCTTCTGCCGGCGACTCTTGACCTCGATCAGCCCGTCGGAGCCCACGAGGCCGTCGGGGGAGTAGCCGATCCGGAAGCCCCAGTCGTCGCGGATCATGAAGCCCGTCGTGGTGACCGGCGCGTAGTGCTCGCTGTAGACCTCGACGGCGCGCGGCTCGTCCTCCTGGCCGCGCAGCATGTCGTCGCTGACGTAGACCGGGTCGACGTAGCCGGTGATCCGTTCGGCAACCAGGAGCGCGGTGAGGGCGCGGCTGTAGTCGTTGGCGGCGACGCGGCCGGTGGTGGTGAGCAGCTTGCCGACGACGGACGCGGTGACGATGCCGCGCCGCTGCTCGAGCCATTCGTCGCTGCCCTGCACCAAGCTGGCGAGTTCGATGAGGCTCACTTGACGTCGTCCTTCGGGCGGTAGGTGCTGCACCCGCAGGCGCGCGACTTGCACTGCCGCGACTCGGCGACGTGCCGCCAGATGGCGTGCGAGCACAGGCAGTTGGGAATGACGCGGACCTCAGTCATGACGCCGCCCGGTAGGCCATGAAGTGCTCGCGGGACTCGCCGGTCGGCTCCACGAGGTTCTTGCGCTTGAGGGCGCTCAGGCGGGGCGCCACCGAGTAGTGACGCTCGACGGGCAAGCCGAGGGCTTCGCGGGCTTCCTTGGCGGTCAGCCCCTGGTCGCCGGCTGCGACGACGGCGGCGAGGACGCGGCCCTCCAGCGTGGCGGCGAACTTGCTGGCGCGGCGTGCGGCGGCGGTCTCGGTCTCCCCGGCGTCGCGGTGGACGGGGGTTGTGGCGGTCACGATGCCTCTCCGATGTGCTTGACGGTGCGGGCGTAGTGCTCACGCCATTCACGGCGGGCAAGAGCGCGGGTCTCCGGGCTGGCGAGGCTCTGGATGAGGGCTTCGGCGTCGGCCTCGGTGGCGGCGTGCTGCAAGGCCAAAAACACTCCGACCCAGGTGCGGCGGCTCACTCGTGCTCACCGCCGCACGGACAGATGGCGTCGAACCAGGCGTGTATCCCGTCGGACACCCCGGCGAGGCGGAACAGCCACCGCTGCGTGCGGACGGGGATGACGGCGAGGAGGTCGAGGAGCATTAGGCCCACCGCTCCCAGGACGAGGGGTGGCGCATCTGCGCCTCCCACAGCTCGACGTCCATGCGCTCGCGCCACGGGTCGTCCTGCGGGTCCTCGTCGCGCTCCGCTTCGTCCCGCTCGTCGGCCTCGTGGACGGCGGCCCCGATCACCAGGCCGAGCAGGACGCCGACCAGCAGC